GGATAACATTCTCGCAATGGGTAAAAAGTACTTTCTCATTGCAAGCTGTAACGGCATACTTGCCGCTTGGAAAACGCGCACCTTATCTTTAACAATGGGTGTGGGTTCGTCTTTCAAACAAGCTTTAAAAGGACAATTATGTCTTTTAAATTGCCGTGCACTGGCTTCAAAAGCCGCCAATTCATCCCAATGTGTGGGTTCCAATGTGCGAGGGCAAGCATGCTCCTCATTCGGTTCCAACTCAATAATATCTTGAGATTTGGGCCCGCTAAGAGGAAATCCTCTGCTTGTTGCAAGATTCATACTATCAATGAAACGTTTGCCGTCGATACCAGACACGATCTGCACTTCCGTCAACGGCTTCAGTTCCTTTAAATAATAGTCATATTTACTCTCTAACATATCTGCTATTGGTAAGATATAATCTTGTTTCGCACGTAGTAATAACGTGGGAGGAACTCCACTGGAAGGATTCGCTGAATAGACCAACGATGCCCTCCATGGTACCCAAGCCTGATGACCATTCGGTCCCCTAAACTTGGGTGGGCCCCACGTATTGGGGACTTTTGTCACCTCGTGTACTGTATCAGATATAATACTCGGAGTGACTTTGCTAATGGCAGTAGCACGGCCATTGCAGGTTCCTAAGATTTCCAGATTGCCCTGTTCAAGGAAATTCAGTGGACTCTTAGGATGGATTTGATCACCTATAATGTGGTCAATTCCATAGGAATGATGCTCCTCGTTAGCATCGGCAGCTTGAGTGGAAATCCCATCAAGCGCCATACGGTCTAAAGCACTTTGTACCTCCCGTCTTAATACGGTGGCACTAATACCATAGTCCGTATTCGTGCGTCCGCCCAAATGAAATCCACCGATATATGGTGCATTTTCATTTACGCACAAGACACCCGTACACAAGCCATCGAATGTGTTCACAGGTGTCAATTTGTCATCAATCTTTTCTTGCAAATGATATTCAGAGCCATTAAAAGTACGTAGAGTTCCATTCTCGCCATCATATAACCCGTTGTTAACAACTTTAGGGTTTAATGTGACATAAAACTTACTCAACACGCCTTCTTTGCTCCGGTACAACATTGAAGACTGAGTTTTACCCTTAGGCAAAACATCAGGCAAGAAATTAACCATATTCTTAATAGAACCACTATTTGGGCAATCTATCAAGGCCAGATCGTGTGCACCGATACGTTGCACAAAATCCTGGCTAATCACAGTATCAAACTTGTGATTGACGACATCAGACTCGCGACGAATAATCTCCAACTTTAAAGTGGAGGTTCCCGCGCGAGCAAACGCTCTATCCAACACATGCATAGGCATAATCAACCGATTTGAACAAACCAAAAATCCATCTGAACAGTATCCAGCGGTGCGTACACAACACACCGACCTGGCCACATGATTTTCTAAATGGGTTTGATTGGTAACCTTACCCAAAGGTAATGGTTTCTCAACTCTGGCTACTTTCCACATATTCAC